GTTGGGTTGGATGGATCTGCAGGTGCTGGTGTGTTTGCTGTTTGTGTGCCAGCGGCAAGTCGTGCATCAGTTGGGTTGGATGGATCTGCAGGTGCTGGTGTGTTTGCTGTTTGTGTGCCAGCGGCAAGTCGTGCATCAGTTGGGTTGGATGGATCTGCAGGTGCTGTTGTGTTTGCTGTTTGTGTGCCAGCGGCAAGTCGTGCATCAGTTGGGTTGGATGGATCTGCAGGTGCTGTAGTGTTTGCTGTTTGTGTGCCAGCGGCAAGTCGTGCATCAGTTGGGTTGGATGGATCTGCAGGTTCTGTTGTGTTTGCTGTTTGTGTGCCAGCGGCAAGTCGTGCATCAGTTGGGTTGGATGGATCTGCAGGTGTGCCAGCCAATTGTTTCATTCTAGCCAATTCTGCTGCTGCTTCTTCTCCTGGATTGCCTACTCCTGTGGCTGAACTTGTTGTGTTTGTGCCAACTGTATTTGCTCCTGCTTCAGCATCCATTCTGTTAGCAATGCGGTCAGCTTGTGCGGCGGCATCTGCTTTTTCTTTGGCCGTTGGTTCTGGCACTCTTTGTAAAATTTCTGGATTTGGTTGAGCATTGCCCAGCCACTTTAATTGACTTGGTGTTAGTTTGGCCTTGGCCGCTGCCATGCCTGCTGGACTGTTTGCAACTGCATCAGCAGCTTGTTTTGCATAGAATCGTTCAGTATTCTTTTTATGAAAGTCTGAAACAGCATCAACGCCTTTCTGAAAAATATTTCTATTATCTGTTGGTGCACCAGCTGCCGGAGCGGCCGCTGCTTGAGCTTTTTGAAGATCTTGAATAACTGATGGAGTATCATTGCCAGCACCTTCTTCACTTAGAATGGCCATGTATTCTCTCAAACCGTTCACACGATTTTTCAATTGGGTTTCTGTGATTTTTTTCATAATTATTTAATTCCTGCAATTTTTAGCCATGAGGCCAATTCGTCATTGGATTCCATTGTGGTTTGTCCCACAACTGACCCGGGTTTTTTAAGTGCGGCTGCACGTCTTGCCACATACTCAGGATTGTCAACTTGCAATAAATTAGCTTGGTCAGCAGGTTTGAAATCCATTTTGTCACCGCCAGGCATTTGACTCATCATGTCTTGAGGATTCATTGATCCTCCCATGCCTTTGAACTTGCCCATGGCATCATCAAAACTTGCAGGTTTGCCGTCAACTGTTCCAGATGAGGAGTTGTTTTGCGTCATGCCCGATTTGGGCATCTTGCTCATGATCTGTTGCATCATGGCGTTTGGATCCAAGTTGCCCATGCCGCCTGGCAGTTCCATTTTGCCCTGTGGCATTTTGCCTTGCATGCCTTTCATCATGTTGCCCACGTGACTTTGAATCTGTGAACCCATTTTGGAAGGGTCGCTGAAGTCGAGATCCGGACCATCTTGTCCATCCATGCCTGGTAATTTTAGTTTCATGCCCTTGGCAATGTCTCTAAACTTGGCCATTGAATCTACACTGGACTGCGGCATACCATCAACATCATTCATCTTTCGGTCATTTTTTGTATAACTTGAATCAGTGGAAGAAGTAGGTTGGGCCGCTGGCAAACCTTTGTTTGGCATACTATCGTTTGCCGCTTGGCTATCTTTGGCTGCATTAAATGTTGCAGGTCCGCTGGAAATTTGACTTGTTGTATCCAAATCTTTCTTATAGCGTGTGATCAAGTCGTTGATGTCAGCATCAGCGTGTTTTTCTTGGAAATCTTTTATAAGTTGTGCAAAATCGTCATCCACAGCGTCTTCGTCAATACCATGCATGTGTTGGCCACTAATTCCAGCCATTTGCTTCATGCGATTCAATCCACCTGCATCACTGCTGGGATCCATTTTTTCAATCATGGCCAATACTCGGCCAACATCTTCCTTGGTGGCATGGTCGTATTCACCATTTTTAAAGTTGGACACCACGTGTTGTTTGGTCCAAGTACCGCCTTTGGTAAAGTTGCCTTCTGTGATGGTTGCATCTCTGTTCCAAAAACCAGAAATGCTTTTTAAAATTTCCTGTACGCCGTTGCCATCGCTGCTACGTGGCTTCATACCAATGCTTGAAGGATCGATGCCACATTCTTTCAATGCACTCATTAGGCTCATTTTTCTGGAACCAAAGTCTAATTGTGTATCTGGGCCAGCACCGCATTCAACTGCTTTAATTAGCTTGGCTTTTAACTTACTCATACCCATGCTTTCTGCAACCGGAGGAGTTTCTGGCTCGGCAGGTGCCTCTGGAGCAGTTGGCTCGGCAGGTGCTGCCGGTGCCTCTGGTTCAGCCGCTGTCATGTCTTGACCACCTACAGGCATGTCACTGCCTTCGGGACTACTAAATTGTAATTGACCTGATTGAATTAAATCTGCAAGGTCTTTATTGTGCTCAGACATCTGATTTAAAATTACTTCAATTCCTGAACGCAAGTCTAAATCGCCGGTATCACTTAAATGATCTAACATAGAAGCGAACTCTGGATCGGGAATTAATTCTTTAACTTTATTAAGATTCACTCCATCTGGACCACCTTTGAGTTCTGTCTTAAAAATGTTATTTAATTCAGCAACTGAGCCGGGACGTTGTTGTGGATCAAAAATTCCGCCAGGTGCGGCACCGTCTTCAGGAAGGATACCATTTATGAAATTTTCAAATGCTTGCTCTGGATCAAAACCTTCTTTTTTAGGAATACCCTTTTGTGCAAGAGCTTTGGCGGCATCTTTGCCTGTGCGATTAGGATTATGCGGTTTCTTAAACGGAGATTTTTCTTTCTTGCCGCTTTCGCGTTCTTTGGCTTCGTCATCAGTTTCCCAAGGCAATGTTTCTTCTTGTATTGCAGTGGTGTATAAATCTGGAAAATCTTGTGGAACTCTTCCACATAAACCTCTAATGGTCGTGCTAGTAATTTTTCCGTTAGGGTCTCCTTCTGGATCAAATCTAAAATGTCGACTATAAGGTGTTTTGCAACTTCTGCATTGTGCATTAGGATTAATTTTTTCGGTACCTTCGTCTAACAAATCATCAGGTGTTAATTCACGCACTGGCAATTCACTTTCGTCGATTAGTTTATAAATGTATGGAAATACACCTTTTAATTCTTCGTTGAATGTGCGTATAGTTAAACGGTCAACCCAGTCATCCATAACTGCTTCAGGAATCATTTGTTCTTCGTGTTCAACAAACGACTCTGCAAATTGTTGATAATATGCAGGGCGTTGTAGAGAGTGGATTTCTTTTTTAATACTGTCAATGCGTTCCATTACCTTGCTGGTAATGTCGCCCATTGCTTCGCTTAGTTGTTCTTGACGTCCAACATAATTCTTGAACTTACGTAGACTTGCTAATTCTTCACTTAGGCCAGTAATGTGTTGACCAATGCCATCATACGGATGACCGCCTGCTTTAATGTGTTCTGCTAATGCACGGGCACCATTTAAATGCTTTACAGGATAACGGAAACGTTCTCCCATGGCATTTTCAATGTAAATATTTTCAATGTGCATTGTGCGGCCTGCGGCAAGTTCGGGATTAATTTGCTGACTGTGTTTAATAATTAATCGTGCTTCTCCGAGATCTTGGTAGCTCATCTTCGAAGTACCAAACAACTTGTTTTCCATAATCATATCATCCTTAACTTTGGAGCGAAACGCATAGTCTCTTTTATCTAAATTACTTTTACCCATTCTTTTAACATCATAATTTAATAGCCTATCTTTGGCAAACTGCCTAAAACTGCGAATAAACTTAAATGCACCAGGGTGTTTCTTTGAAACAATATCACCACTGACTTCTAACACAACACCTTCATCGGCATCAAGTGTAACAGAAATAGTGCCAATTTCGTCACCATCTTCTTTGTATTCAAACTCAAAAAATCGAGCTTTGGGTATATCTTGTTTTTTACTTAATACATTAGCTTCTTCGTCACCGATACGAATATCAGGAAAGCGTGTTTGTATTTTTCCGTAAAGATCTTTGGCAATTGTATCTAAGTTGGCATCCATATGATATTTATCAAACGTTAGAGGAAATGAATATGGGTAGTGGTGCGTCCCAATCTTCAGTAAAATCGTTATTAACGCTCATTGTTTCAAATACTACAGGATCCCATTCTGCTAGAATAACACTCATACGTATTACAAGCAATAATGCACTTACTAGGTCATCGTGTTGTCCAACTTTTGCTTTAAAACTTGTACCAGCCGCAATAAATGCTTTGAGTTCTGTAATCAAGGGCCTGCTGTTTATTTTCATTTTATCGTTTTCAATTAGATATTTTAAACGGGCACACGCTGATATTTTACTGCCAAATGTAGTATTAAATCCCTTACGGAATTTACGAACATGTCCTTTCTTTACAGGCTCACTGACAAATAATCCAGGAAATGTTTCCTCTCCAAGATCCTTAATGACAACTAACGCTGCCTCGCCTACTGTATTATTTTCCACACTCCAATAGATACTATTAGTGTATTCTTGGCCAATTTCGTCTTGAATATATTTTGCTATATCTCTAAATATCCTAACTTGGTCCTGTATGATTGTAAGGTTATGTTGCCATTCGCCACACTGTATCATGCTGGGTAATTCAAATATTTGTATGGCAGCATAATCGCCTCCTGTTCCTAGACTCGGATCCAAGGCAACAATATATAAGTTTCCAGGTGTTGGTTTTTTAAACCAGCGAACCTGTCCCATTTTACTAATAGGCTCTTTGCCTGTTAACTCACTTAGCTTGATGGAGTTGATCAGTGTTTCGTCATATACCAAAAACTCGCATCCGTATTCACGGCGGAAACGTTCTTCGCCAATGCGACCCATCTCAACTTGTTTCCAGTTGTCATCGCGGTCTGGATGTTCATTCCATTCAGCACGAAATCCATGAAAGCCGTTGATGCCAAGGCCGTCTTCTTTTTCGTTGCCAAATTCGTCAAAGGTGTTTTTACTTTCTTTCCAAATCAATGCAAATTCATCTTCGTCACTGTTGGGCGTTGATGTAATAATTGCACGACCACCAGTTGCCAGTGTCGGGCTAATTGAAGTCCAAAACTCAGTGGCGATATTTGGCTGAACGAAGGCAAACTCATCACAGTACAGTAAGGATATTGACATACCACGACCAGTATTGCCGGTAGTAGTTGCTGATACAATTCTTGATCCATTTTCAAACTCAATAGAGCCTTTGTTGTAATTTACCACACCTGCACGAACATGATCAGGACATAGTTCGTATCCATAACGAATACGTTGCATAATTTCCTGTGAGCCTGTGTATTTGTGTGCGGCCACTAGAATAGTTTGGTCCGGATGGAACATGGCAAACCACAACAAGTATGCTGACGCACAGGTTGTCTTGCCACTTTGACGTGGTAACATATTAATATTAAAACGATAATTGTGATAACTTTGTAGTAATCGTTCCTGATATTCAAATGGTTGGAACAGCATTTTGCCTTTAACAGGATGCTGTATATAGAAAAAGTTTTTACTAAAATGTAAATATCCATTAGCCGGATCGGAACAATCCAGCAGATCCTTAATGTCAGCTTCTGTGAACTTTTCTTTTGTGTGGGCTTTCTTGGTGATTACACCATCTAAACTTTTTGACATAACTTTATTTACATAAAAAAAGCACCTCGAAGGTGCTTTTTTGGTATCTTAAACAAATGGTTATCTTTCCATACGATCGTTATAATCGTTGGCCATACGTTCTTTTTTATCTTTTAATGCTTGTAAACGCTTCTTAGCCGACTCATCTCCGTCTGCTGCTTTCTTCTTTAAACTGTCTTCGTGTGACTTTTCTAAGCCACGACGATGTTCAGCATCTACTGAATTTGGATTATATGCTTCATCATATTTGTTATACTTGTCTCTAACTTTATCCAAGTCTTTGCCTTCTTTTCCAGCTTTGGCCAATGCTTGCATACCTTCTTTACCATACTTTTCATAACCTTTAGCTGCACGACTCATTGTTTTTTTCTCGCCTGCTTCTTTAATTTCTTGGTATAAACTTGACAACTGACTAACAAGCTCTTCACTTACTTGAGTGTATGGATTGCCGCCGCCGTTTGCTTTGGCTGCTTCGTGATCACCACGGCCATCGTTCGAACCAATATCAGTAACTGCTGATTGCGGGAAATATGCTTTCTCACTTGCACCTGCCATGGAGTTAGCAAACTCTTCCATTTCTGGTTCCATCTCACCGCCAAATACCACATCCATTGCATCATCATGATCCGCATGTGGCTCGCCTACGCTCTCGATACCTTTTAGTATATTCATTAAATCACGAATACCACCGTCACCTGAGCCATTCATGCTAACACTCATTGTTACAGAGTCGCTTTGATCAGGATGCTCGCTACCCATTCCCATTGGAAGTGCCATCATGTCGCCACATTCTTCTACATCAGCAGGCATTTGCCCCTCATCGATGGATTTAATCTTATTGTAAATGTCTGAGAAGTTCATATTATTTTCCTTTCCTTGGGTCTGGATTTGTTACTTTACCAAAGACCCCGGCAGTCGATGATAGCTTTTCTGATTTTGTGGACTTTTCGCTTGGAGCTTTTTTTGCCAATAACTTTTCGTTAACACCCTTATACTGTGTAAGTTCGACTTTATTTTTGTTTAGTTCTTTTAACAAACTCATAACATGTTTTTCGCCAACAGTATCTTGACCAGTGCCTTTTTCATAATCTTTTTCAATCAATGCTTCACCGGTTGGTTCATCATTGGCATGATTAAGTTCTTCTTCTTCTTGTTCTTTTAAATTACGTACTTTAATGTAATCTGCAGAAGTTTTGCAATGCTCCGCAACTAAATTTTGTATTTCTAAACTAGTTGCAGGATAGCTAGTAGTAACATCAAATACAGTAACACCTACATTTGCCAATCCTGGAAAATCTGTTTGCGTTTCTTGAATTGGGGTGCTTTTGCCGCTGCTGATATTCTCAACGTGAAACTTTGATAAGGCACGTTTAATTAGCATAGAACAGTCTTTGGGACAGTCTCCTGCAAATTTAATTTTAAATTCGTAGACTTGTTTATTCTCTACTAAGTATTCTTTGAATGATTTCATGTTAGATTCCCGATAGTGTATTTATTTCATATTGCGTAGTTTTTCTAATAAACTATTGCGATCAGTAATAATAACACCATCGCCCTGTATACTAACGCTATTGTCTTCCTGAATCGAGTCGTTATCTAACTTTTGCTTCTTAAGTTGAAGATCGATCATCTTTAACTTTTTATCTATTTTGGCAGCTTTAGCATCGATAGCGTTTTTTAACATTCCGCCAGCTACTTCAAAAATACGGCCACTATAACGTGCTTCAACATTCATGCCTAAATCCATAAGGTCGTCAAATGCATCTGTAGCCCGTGTTGCAAGTGCGTCAAATTCTGCATCACTCTCTGCAAGGCCTTTTACTGCTGGTAATGCAGCCGCAATCTTATCAAACTCTGACATGTCGCGTAAAAACGGTTGAGCCATTTCTGCTTTTGCGGCGGCTTTTTCTTCGTCTTTAACGACTTTCTTGCTCTCAGGCAGGTTTAAAATTTCTTCAAGTTTCTTCATAATAATACTTATGCATTTCCTTGGTGGAACAAATCGTTTTCGTTAAGAATACGAAACTTTATGCCTTGCTGCCTACACCATATATTGGCAGCGGCCCATTTGGCTTGATTCTTAACATACTGTGCTTGATTGTATTTGTTCTTACCTACACGTTCTAATATAGTCTGGCTTGCTGGTTTAACTTCGATCAATTCTACTATAATCTTATTGTTTTTATCTACGTACTGTATAAAAAAATCAGGAACATATATTGTGTTACGTCCGGTGAGTGGATCTTTATACGGAATATTTATAGCTTCACTAGCCCATTTTTGTACACTTTTATTTGTGTCACAGAACCGCATAAAACTCCATTCCCAACTGCTACGATATGTAGGTATCTTAGTACCTACATATTTTTCAGGCTGTGTCATGGTAAACTTACCGCGGGCAAATTTACTGGCCATATTAGACTAGGATATTACGACTTTCGTAACTATCCGCAAGAGGTGCAATTTTATATCCAAGCAGGCTAATTTTTTCTCGATAAGCATTTAATATCTGTGCTATGATTTGACTTAGCTTTACATCGGTTACTGACTTTAAAGTGTCTAATAATTCAAAAGCATTTACATTGTCTAAACGTGCTTGGTTAAGTAATACAATCGAAATGCTTCTTGAGCTTTCGGTATCAAATCCCCTTTTTAAAAAAAATCCAACACTTGCATCTATTTCATTTGCTGGAAAACTAACCTCGTGAACAAAAAATTTATCAAAAAATTGTTTAGTATCGAGTGTGGAGTTTGTATTAACAGTTGGTAAATTACTGGCCATTATGGTTCTATATTTAAATTAATTTTTTTAGCAACTGTGGTATTGCTATTTGCTACATTACGTGATTGCGGAAATGTAGTATCTGGAATTCCGCCCACCGTTTGAATTGTATCTGATGATAGTAATCCAGATACACCGGGGTTTGGTTTACTTTGCATATTTTGATATGAATTTATACTTTTTGCAGTATTGTTTAGAGACTCTACTGTATTATTTGTAATATTTTGTTGTGCAACAAAACTTGGACTTGCACGGTCGACCTCTGGCAATCCTTGCAAAGGACTTGGAGTTAAGTCGTAATGTTCTAAACCAAACCCTTCTACTGTTTCCGAACTAACAGTTCCCATTTCATAACTAACTGCTTCGTATGCAATTCCCATAGTAAACTCGTGTACTTCTTTTGACGCATATCCTAATTCTTTATGATCAAACGATTTAATGATAGGATTATATAATTTATAACTAACATATTCGTGTCGAGCCATTTGATATATTGTAATATAGTTAAAGAAGGGAGCAGTACTACCGTTGTCTAATCCGTATGCAGTTTTAATAAAATTACTATTCTTAGTGGCATTTCTATTATATGCACCAGCAGACTTGGCACTGGTTGAATCAGCATAGTAATAACTATAGTAATTTTGCCATAGTTGATTGATCAAACTCATGTTGTCATCGTGAAATGTAACATTGATATCTTCAAACTTATGCTGTGTTTGTATTTGTTTTTTTCTATTATACTGATTAACCTGCTCAGTAGCCATGGTAAACTTAGGTAAGCTAATCTTTTTAACCAGCATGTTTATTTCGTTTCTGTGACGTTGGGATAAGTCTATTGTTTTCAATGCCGCTTGATTAATATTAAATGCCACGTGGAATTGAAAATCAAACTTGGGTGCAAGTCGAAACTGATCCGATACAAATGTTCTACTTGCGTGTTGAAAATCACGTAGTAGCACATGTGAATCTGCTGTTAAAAATTTAGTTGGAGTGAATGCCATAACAGTATTTATTTAAAATATAAACTGCGTAGTTAATGAATAGTCGTTAAAAAACCTACCGAAGTAGGTTTTTTGGATCTTAGTAAAGTCCGCCGCCAGTAACAGCAGTACCACGTTTTTGTTGGAATCCTGGAGTACCCATTCCAGCACCAGCACCAATTTGTTGTGCATTATCATATTGAATTGACAAGTCAATTAACATAATGTCTGCACTACCTGTGTAGCTAAGTGATTGATAGTTTGTTGATTCTAAGTAGCAACCATACAATTCCCAAGTTTCAAGTACTGTAATTGCTTCAGCACCATTGCCACCGTCTAGCATTTCAATACGTGTGATAAACTTGTAATCGCCTGCAGATGTAGCACTTGCTTGCTCAAAGAAGTCAAACTGTTTCTGATTTTGTTCACCAACTAGTTTAGTAACTGCGTTAGTGATATCGTCGCGTAGTTTGATTGCAACAGGAGCCCATGTTGGCTTACCAGCATAATGAATCTTGCTGTTGTAAACTTCGATAGTCTTATC